GCTATACAAAGTAATCTTTTACAATTAGAAGATTATATGAGACGCTTGGCTATTAATAAAGAAAATGCTGAAAAATTGCGTTTATCTAATGCTGTTCAAATATGGAATCAAACTAAAATTGCTATTGCTGTATTAGCTGGATCTGTTTTAGATGAATATGAAGAAAAAGAAGAATAATGCCATATAAACGCCAACTTACTCTTAAAAAAGAAAAACCTATTAATTCTGAACATGATTTACAAAAGCGTTGTGTAGAGCTTTTAAGAGCACATAATATGTTATGTTTTTGTACTGATGTATTCAATGGTATAGGTTTTATTCATGATATTCCGCATAAAGCAATTTATAAACAACATATTATTGCTCTTGGCGCCGAACCAGGTCAACCAGATTTGATTATTATGCATAATAAAGAAGTTACTTTTGTGGAGTTCAAATATGGTAAAGGTAAAAAATCTGAAAACCAAATAGCTTGTTGTAATAAATTAGAAAAAATGGGTTATGAAGTTTTAGAATGGCGAACTTTAGAGCAATGTCGTGAATGGATTGTTTCTAAAGTGAAAGAAGGTTCTGTAAATAAATTAAACAATGAAGTGGAATGATCTATTAAGAAATGTGTCTAAAGTAACTCCAAATTATAATTTTGGAGCTTCTACTAATTTTTCTGATTTAGATGTAAATTATGATATTAAGAAACAAGTTATAACATTTTCGGCTAGTGCTAGATCAGCTAAAAGTAGTCATAAATATTCTGTATTATTGAGTTTTACAAAAGTAGGTCCAACAGATGGATTAACTGAAGATGAAATAATGCAAGGATATATGCCAAAACCTTCTTTATCTGAAAATGAAGTAAAAGTAGGTTGTAATTGTCCTAGTCAATTGTTTAGATTTGATAAAGCAGATAAAGCAAACAGCGCAAGTTTAGGCAAAGGATTAACTAACTATCATAGAAAAACAAACCGCGCTCCTAATAATCCACATGATTTACCTGGGATGTGTTATCATATAATTGAATTTGCTGATTATTTGAAATCTCAAGGTTTTATTCATTAGTTTTTTACAAAGTTCTATTATACATGCCAGATATTACATTAAATTTACCTTCTAATAGTCGGTTTTCTAGTAGTATGAACGAAATAGATGCCGCAATGAAGGAAGTTTTTTTAACTGAAATGCGCTTAGCTGATCCTAGAGATAAATCTCATGCACAGATATCTCAAGGGTCTGGTTTAAATTGGTTATGGGAGCCAGATCGTGTATTTCAAGTAGATGAAATGACAACTGAAGATATTTTTGAAACTTGGTTATTACGTCATAGTCAAGTAAATCAAAATATTGATGTAACCTATCCACTTTTAGCATATAAGCAAAACGATATAAAAAGTGTATTTTGGGGAACAGGAAATCGTTATCGTCAACATAAGATTTTAGTTACTCCAGAAAATTCGATGCCGGAAGTTGGAGACGAAGTAGTAATTGTAGATAGATCTGATTATAGATTATTTGGAGTTAAAGGCAAGATTGCGGAAATCTTATCAGAAGGATATATTTTAAGTTATCTTACAAGTGATGAACGGATTAAAGACAGTACAGGAAAACCAAAAGTATTTCAATTTGAAGAATTACGTCAATTAGGTAAAAAAGCTCCAATCGAATATAAAGCTAAAGGTATTACTGGTACATACTCTGCTGTAGTTCTAGTAGATAATCGAGATGAAGCACAATATATTAGAGATCATTTTATTTTAAGATGTAATGATGCTAATATTTGGTTTACATACAAATCTGCGGTAATAAACGATACAGAGAATCAGATTTATACTGTATTTGAAATTCCTACTTTAGAAAGGTATCCTTCTGCTACAGATAGATTGAAAGGTCAAGGATATATTTATGGTGTAGGATTTGAAGTGAATATTTGGGCTGCCTTAACAGATACTCCATTGCCGGCTGAAATGATTGAAATGATCAGATTGAGTATTAAAGAAGAAGCCGAAGATAGATTTAGACGTTACATTATTACTAAATAATTTAGACGATTCCTAACAGTTATAATATAAATAGTTCTATTATTAAAAGAAGAATTTTATAATAAATAAAGGCAAACATACAATGCTAAAAAAATTGAATGATGTTCGTAATTTAAAAGATCCATTAAAACAGTTTGTTAGTACATGGACATTTGGTGAATTGGCAGGTATTAGTTTAGATTTTAAAGATCTTGAATTACGTTGTCAAACCTATGGCTTTCCAACATTACAAGGTGATACAACTGATGTAACTTGGGGTGGTTTTCCACGTAAATATGCAGGTAAACAAATTCGTCAAGGTACATGGTCAGTAAGTTTCGTCGAAGTTTGGGATGCTGCTATTATTGATGGATTTAAAGATTGGTTAAATTTATATCATCAATATAAAGATGGTAAAATTACTTTATTAAATGATTATAGTACATATGCTAATATTAAATTATTAGATCCAACTGTTTATAATACAGAAATTGTTACTGAACCAGTTAATGAATATAGTTTGCGTTTATATGATGTATTTCCAATGGAAGTAAATGCAAGTACTATTGAAGCCAGTTCTTCTGATCCTATTACTTTAGATGTTACCTTCAATTATAACTACTTCTTGTTAGGTAGTGAAATTGAAGCAGCTCAGGAT